TGAGCTCGAGAATCGCAACCGTCAGGAGAAGATGAACTTCCGTCGGATGCAAATGGCCGAGGCTATCGGTCATCTGTACACCGAAGGTCGTCTGACCGACGGTATCATGCCTGAACAAGAGCTTCTCTCTTATGTTGAGGGCCTGGAGTTTGGCACTCTCGAATTCTCTGAAGGCGAGACTGCTGCTACCAAGCTGCTGAACCTGCTGAGCAACCTGCCTCCGATGGTTCACTTCGGTGAAGTTGCCGGTGGCACTTTCCAGTACGCTGAAGAAGCTGATCTGGACCCCCACGCCCGCGCTCTCAAAATGGTTGAAGCTTCCGAAGGCCAAATGGACTACGTGGAAGCTCTGAAGAAGGCTATGTTTAGCTGAGGTAGTTATGGATCTCCTCTCAATGGTCGGAATGGCTACCAAGCGGAGATCCGACTATATGGAACAGGCCAAAACTCTCGCTCGAAAATACAAAGAGCAGCCCCGTCTGGAAGAACGGATGAAGGCAGAGTCCCTTGGCCTAGTGAAAGGATTACGCGACAAGCTGATGAAATGGGGTGAGTACGAGAGAACAGTCTTGGACAAAACCCTCATTTCCGCTCTTGCCGCTTGTATCCTTGGCATCAAAGACGGAAAAATCAATCAGAAGCTGGAAAAGTGTTGGCCCATTATTGTGGGTGACATGCTCCCTCCTCTCACAAAGTTTTTAGCAGAGACTAAAGAATATATCGATTCTGGTGTGCTGCGCCTTGGAGACCAAACTGTAGACTTCGCTGACTACGATCTGCTAGGTGCTGTACCCGGAGCAATCGACCTCGATGCTGATGTGCTCGAAGGAGTCAATCCCGAAGAGGAAGGAATCCAAGAGGCCACACAGCAAAGAGCCCAAGGCCGAACTTGGCCATCCCTAGCGGAGCGAGTATCTCGCTATCTGGCAACACCGACTTTTGCTTTTTACAGCCTTGGCGAGTTCATGGTGGCCCAAGACATGGGCTTCAAGGAAATGCGCAGGGTTGCAAAACAAGATAAAAGAGTTTGCGTAGACTGTAAGAACTACGGCGAACAAGGCTGGACACCTGTTGGCGAATTGCCAATGCCTGGGAAAGGCTGCCGCTGCTATGACCGGTGTCGTTGTTACATCGAGTACCGCTAAGGGTAAAATACTGGCATGAAAATCCACTACCACGAACACCACCTCGTCCCTAAACACGCTGGCGGAACTGACGATCCGGATAATCTGGTGAGGGTGAATAAAGCGATGCACGCTTTTATGCACCGTCTCAGATATAGGGAAACAGGCGACTATTACGACTGTTGTGCGGCCAATGTTTTATCAGGTGATTGGACGGTCGAACAGGCCCGAAGAAAAGCTGCTAAACTCGGCCAACAACTGAGTGAGAAGTTCTTACCTGCGGCCTTGAAAAACATAACGGACTACAATAACTCAACCACATCTGAGCAAAAGTCCGCAAATGGTCGAGCAGGAGCCCTGGCTCAAAGTAAAGAAGACAAAGCTAAAGGTGGATCAGTCACCGGATCTATGCCTTACTGGAACAACGGACTAAACAACAAAAGGTCCCATACGTGCCCTGGCGAGGGTTACGTTCCTGGGAAACTACCTCATGGGTCGATTACCCAACCAAGGAGAAAGTGCCCTCACTGTGAGCTGGTTACTTCTCCCGGTGCTCTAACTCGGCACATAAAGTTCAAACATTGAAGTCTACTATTTGAGGACAAAAACATGGCGACAAATTCCGGACCAATTTATGGCCGTCAATACATCCGTTACGCTGAGACTTGGGAGGCGGCTGTGGACGCCCAAGTGGGTTCCCCCCTTGATGCCGCCATTGGCACCAACGTCGGTGTTGTAGAAATTGGCGAACTGCGCGTTGTTACCTACGTGACTTCCGCTGGCCCCAATATCGCCGCCGCCCCTGACGCTCTGGTCCCCGCTAACTGGACCGGTAACATCGTGGGTGTTAACCAGGCCTACATGCCGACCGCTCTGGCTCAGCCTTACACCGCTCGTCAGCTGACTGTGGCCACTTCCGGTCTGCTCCTGATCGAAGTTGATCCCGCTGCTGCCCCCATCATCATCAACACTCAGCTGCAAGTGAACGGTCTGGGTCAAGCCACTGACACTGGCACCGCTGTTCTGTATGATGGCACTCAGCCTACCGTTCGCGAGAACGTGAACATCGGCGGTCGCCGCCTGGTGCTGGTATCCTTCGCTTGAGTTTTAGTTAGGCTAATACTTGGCTGGGCAATCGTTAGACGGTGTAAGCCCCAGCCCTGTGTGCACACATTTGAAGACAAAGACTTCGGAGATTTCCTCCCATGATGAACCTGCAACAAACCTATGCAGGTGTAGATCCTATTCTGACTACACTTGCACAGGGTTTCATGCTCCCGGCGACCAACATCGCCAACTTTATTGCCCCCGTAGTTGACACCCCGACCCGTGCTGGCCGGATCCTGCGCTTCGGCAAGGAGCAGTTTGCCATCAACGACTTCCGTCGTGCGTATGGCACCAACATTCCTTACGTTCAAAGCCGTTACGACTCGGAGCCCTATGCTCTCGAGCAAGAAGTGGTGGCTTGGGAACTGCCGGAAGAAGTAATCGAGAACGCCGGTGAAGGCCCCGCTCAGGTTGACCTGCGTGCGATCGAAACTCGCAACGCAATGTCCCGCCTGATGAACGCCTATGAGTACACCGTGTCTCAGGCTGTTACCGTAACCGGCACCTACAACCCCTACGAGCCCACCTCTGGTGTCGCCGGTAGCCAAGACGGTCTGGGCTTCACCAGCTGGACCACTTTCAACACCGCCTACGGCACTGCTTCTGGTCCTGCTGCTTGGTCTTCCCTGGTTTCCAACCCGATCGAAGACGTTCTGACTCTGAAGCGCTCCGTCGCTAACCAGATCGGTATTCGTCCGAACTCCATGGTTGTGGGAACAGCTGTGTTCGACCAGCTGCTGACCAACCAGGCGATCCTTGAGCGTATCAAGTACACCACCGCTGACAGCATCGACACCGACATGCTGGCCCGTTACTTCGGTCTCGAGCGCGGTCTGCGTGTGGCTGAGGGTCGTTATCTGGCCACCGACGGTCAGCTGATGCCCGTGTTCCCTGAGAACGGCATCCTGCTGTTCTACAGCCCGAACGGTCCTTCTGACTCCGTGATGCCTGCTGGTGGCGCTAACGCTGCTACCCCTGCCTTCGCTTACACCTACCAGCTGACCGGCACCCCCGCCGTTCGTCCTGAGTACTACATCCGTGAGCGTCGTGTGGTCCGCGCTGAAATCACCGTTGAGCGCGTTGTAAACCTGGTGGGCCTCGGCTCCACCGGTCTGATCGGTTCGGGAGCTATGATCACCGACATCCTGTCCTGATTAGGAAGGAATACTAAGGAGGTGTTATCATGGCTATTCTTCGCCCAATCACAAAGGCGCAGTACGAAGTAAGCTTCACTGCCCTTGGTGGACCGACTTTCACAGCGGTTTTCACACAATTTAGTGGAATCAATGATTCCTCGGACAGCAGCACCTACGCTAACGGCACAGGCAACCGTCTGTACCACGTTGTTGGACCACGGACAGCAGACAACGTAACTCTGACTGCTCCCTACGACCCGACAATCTTCAAAACCCTCGAACAGTTCTGGCTTGATTACAACTGTAATCCCGTCACCATCACCATCACCCCGCGTGATTGTATCGGTGAGGGCGCTGCCCCTGGTGGCGGTCAGTACATCTGCTACGAGTGTCAGTTTGTGAGCATCACAACTGCCGACGTTGACCGTGAGAGCGGCGATGTTCAGACTGTGGAGGTTGAATATACAGTCAACTACTGGGAACGCACATAAGAGTTTACCGGGAGTTACTAACTTCTATAATGCCCCCAGAGATGGGGGCTTTTTTATGCTTACTTATCGGGCAACTAACAAAGTTACGGGCCGTTACTACATCGGCTCAGCCAAATCTTATTGTCACTACATGAATAGAGTGGGTAACCACCACATTCGCAAAAGTGAGAGTGAGTTTCACAAAGATTTACAAGCCGACCCGAAAAACTTCATGTGGGAGGTGTTATGTGAGGACGAGTTAGAAACGCGGGACTACGAGTATAGTCAACTTCAGGAACATGTGGGCAACCCGTTGTGTTACAATAAGTCTTCAACTAACGGGGCCATTCGCGGGGTGGCTCAGAGAGGGACAGGGTGGGAGCACTCTAAAACAACCAAACTAAAAATGAGCGTATCAGCCAAACGCCCGGAAGCTCAACCCGCCCATAAAAAGGAGGCCCAGTCCCGTGCGGTGTCGGCAACCAACGCCAAAAAACAACCATGTCCACAATGCGGTATGCTCATGAATGTTGGCAACCTCACAAAACATCTCAAAGGCACCCGCTGTAAGGGCCAACCGCAAGTAGGGTAAAACCATCGTAACGTGGGATAGTAGTCAGTCGTATGAAAACGACCTTTTCATCGGGCGTAATTGTAACTTCACAATTCCTAAACGGCGCCCAACAAATCTATTTTGACGGGCAAGACCTCGACTGGCACTATCCGCCGCTCGGCCTCAACTCGCTCGTTCGCACAGGCCCAAACGGCCTTGACTCGGCTTACGTCACCCTAACAACCGACCAACCCGAGCTGAACAGTACCGGGAGTCTTATTTCGGGCGCTCCTATCTCGGGAGGTAAAGTTGTCACAGGACTGTGGAACTTTGGCTATGACCCACTGGTGGTTGGCAATCCTGTGAACATTCGGGGGAATGCCCCCAAGAGTTACACAACAAACGATAAGTATAACTATGCTGGTGGCGCTCCTACTCCCACGGTGTCCCAGAAGTTTAATGCTTTAGACAACGCAGACATTGTAACAAAAGAGGTTCTCAAGCAATGGGTGACCTATTTGTTTGAGACCCTGGAAATTGATAACGGTGTTTATTATTCGGGCTCCAACCCCACTTGTCAGAATTACAGTGTGGGCACTGGGAATTCCGACGTTATTTGCCCCGCCTAAGGAGGTTGAACTATGGCACGTTACGCGCCGCTGCCCTCCGTATCTCTTGACCCACGCAATGAGGCTGAGCTCGTCCAGGCAGCGTCTCAGAGGGTTTATCAGGCGTCAGGTCAAACTCTGAATGACTTCTCTGCGGGCAACCCCCTTGCGGCGTTGCTTGAAGGGCAAACATTTGCTCAGGGTGAGTTTTTGTTCTGGGCTAACCAGCTGCCGCAGTCCATCTTAATAGAGTGGCTCGGCCCTTTCTTGGGCGCTATGCGGCGTCTAGGGACCCCTGCGATTGCCCGCTTGACCCTGACTGTCCCTCCGTCCGACACCATTACAGTCATTCCTGCCGGAACAGCTTTTTCCACAGACCCGAATCTGACTGCCGGTGAGTCTTATACATTTGTAACCGACGCTGAAGTATCCATTCCTGCCGGAGAAACGGTAGCGTTTGTGAGTGTTGCTTCGCAGTATGTCGGCGCCATCTACAACGCTCCCGCAAACTCAATCACAGGGACTTCCGCAATCAATGTGGTCGGGCTCACTGTCACAAATGAGCAACCAGCTGCGGGCGGTAGTGATGTAGAAACCTACCAAGAAGTTCAAGAGCGTTTCTTCACCCTCATTCGCCGTCGAAACCCGGTCAGCGCAGAAGACTGGCAAGATTTCTTCACGGATTTCTACGGCATTGGCACTCAAACCTCGGTTCAGCCTAATCGGCCCAACCAAGGTACCTACAACTATGTGACTGACTACCTGAAGCCCAACGGCCAGGTGTCGTTCTTTGTGCTAGGTCCAAACGGCGTGGAGTTGAATCAAGCACAACTCGAGCGTGGGCAAAATGTTATAAACTATTCTGTGCCTGTTGAGAACCAGGGGCACCTCTATCCTATCACGCTGAGTCAAGTTCAGTATAACCTCTCCGTAGCGGTGGACGCAAACGGAAGTTTTGGAGTCAACCTTCGCAACTCTTCGCTCAATTTCCGCGACCGCCTTTTCAGCATCCTCACCCCCGGCAATGTATTCCCGTCCACAACGGACCCAACCGTGAGCGACGTGGATGCGGCTTTCTACACCACTTTCAACCCCTTAACTCGATTTGTTGACCCTCACATCGAAATCAGCGCGGCCTTTAACACCCCACCCCTCCTTGACCCTGCGGCAGCAACCTACACCAAGGTTTATACGTTTGAGCCGACCGGGACCCTTCTCGATCAGCGCGACTTGGTCGAAACCACTTTGCCCGTCCCCATCTTCTATCCTGTAGAAAGCGCCTTCACCCCTTATTCTACAACCAAGAAAGACCAAACAATTTACGGCAATTTAGTTCTTCAACAAATTACTTTCCTTGTCCCAGGCGACTACCTGCAGGGGCAGGTTTGCTACTGGAATCCCGCAGACGGTGGCGACGCTGAGCTTCACGTCATCACCGAGAACCTCACCATTGGATCTCAGGCGGAGATTCCTGAGCTGTTGCGCCGTGGAAAAATCAGTGCCGCAAAAGCTTACACTCCCTGGGTGGTTGGAACTACCTATCAGGAAACCACTCCCAACGGGTTCTACAATCCTGACCTCATTGAGTACGAGTACGGGGGCCCTATCACGAACGGTGTTTCGGCTGATGGCCAGTTTGTCCCGGACCCCGGCTCCATCATTCCTCTGAACAAGAGACCAGGTGCCTTTGTGTGGGTGGCTGGGCAGAACTTTACGCTTGGGCCGGCTACAAACAATATCACCGGTGCTCAAAACGAGTTCAAACTTGGTGCCCCTGTTGTGCCAGCTATGCTGGAAGTGGGTGGAACCTATGCCGCCGGCACCTGGGTGTTCACTCCGCAAGTTGGCTCGGGTCCAGACCCTGTGGCGGACCCCTATTACAACTACGTCGATGTTCGTCTCGGGGTTGTCAATAAATACGCCTATGTGGTGGAGACTTTCACCTATTTGCCTGAAGGGAAGACCACCAGCGCCTACTTTGACGAGCTTGTGGAGCAAAAGATTGTCTCCGAGGTCGTAGTTCAAAACGGAGACGCTGGCCTACCGGTTGCCAAGTACAATCCTCGTTTCCCTGCCGGAACATACCTGAGCTGTAAGGTTGACACAGAGATCTTCTGTGTGGAAGACGCCAATGGTTGCTTCCCCGTGGAGCTGCCCGGTTATCGCTACTACATTGCTGCTAAATACTTCACACCAACCAGCACCAACCCGCAGGACTTAATTGATCAAGGGCTGATCTTCCCGTTGACCACCAACGACCCTCAGCTCGTGGAATTTGTCAATGCCTTGAACACTCCGGGGTCAGGCATTCTTCAACCAACACGAATGTTCCGTTTCTTTAAGGGAGATCGAACTTTCTTCCGCCAAGGGTCCCAGGTCATTTCTTACACCGCAACCACAAACGTTCACCCCCTCTTCGAGTTCTACATTTACTTAGAGAACGGAATTTTTGTGGAAACCGAGAGATTCTTGCCAGCTCAATTTGAGTCCGAAGACTACGTCCCTTACTTCGACCCCTCATACGTTCTCTACTCTGAGGACACGGTTATTGCGGAAGATGGTCGCAACTTGTATAGGGTTATGCAGGCATTCACTCCACCAGAAACCGTGGTGAACTGGACAAACACGACAGTGGCAAACACTGCGCGTTACGAGGAGTTCGTCCCCCACGACACAGGACGCGAAGGTTCGGGAAATCTGCTGCGCTATGTGGATCAGTATGTCTGCGAGGAAGACATCTTGTCTCAGTTTGGGCGGGATGTCTCCGCCATCAAGCTGGGTGTAGCCCAAATCACAATGATCCCCAAAAACAGCGGTCGCTACTCCAACTCCCGCCAGAACGAGGTGTACGTCTGGGAAAATACATCTACGCTCACAGAAGTTCCACAACTGTCCTGGTATTCCGGTACTGCTTTCCCCTACACTCCCCCTGACTATGGTACGGGGACGATGAAGCTATGAGCCAGCAACTTACTCCGATCAGTGGGGGCATAGTCCCAAAGGTTGAAACCACCACGGCAACCACTCGGCTTAATGTGCTGTCTACGCAGTACACACAGGTAAACAACCTTCAACCTCGACCCACGGAGTGGGTGCCGGCAGGGCGTCCCATCTATCGCCGATTGCCCGCAGTCAGTGAAACATATCAAATTAACTTCTTCAATCTTGTCACCGAGTCGAATGTCACCGGTAACACGTCCGTAAGGACCGGCATTGAGGAAATTGGCTATGTGTTCATTCCCTGGGGCGAAAGCAACAACGGTGCTACCTCTCTCGAGGTTGTAGCGGCTGACAATCCACAGGTTATGCTGGTGAAGGCGGGGTCAATCATTTGGAAGTACGGCAAAACTTTGGTCCTCCCTACGATTGTTGACCTAAAGGTTCTTGATGCCACGGCCACCAAGTACGACGTAGCCTATCAACTAATCTACGACGACGCGCCGGCTCCTCAGCTGTACACGGTTTCTAACTTTGCTTTGACTGGGCAAAGCTTGAACATAACAAGCAGCACCGACGCAATAATCGGGTGGCGATATCCCGCTGTGAACGCTTTTCTAAACAGTTCGGATCTCCGGTGGTCAAACGAGGACACCTACTTTGCCTCGTATGCGCAACCTGCCACGGCCTATTTTCAGTGGACCACACCACTGACACAAGCCTATTCGTCAATCACCCTTCGTTGTCCCTCTGGGACGGCTTACACGGGATCAGCCACCCTCTCTTATGCTCAGGGAACAAACCTGTCCGAAGTGAGCACGGTTGATGTCTCCTCAGACAGTGATGGTCAGTTTTTTACCTTCACCCTTGAGGAACCTTCTTTTCAAACCGGGTGGAACATTGAGTTCTCTTCCCCAAAGGTTTCAATTCAGTCTGTGACCGTGTCGGGGACACTCACATTGCTCACCCCTGTGGCAACACCCTCTCCGAGGGCCACTCTCGTTATGTATCCTGCCGGGGCTATACCCAAGACCGTGATCAACAGCCAAGGTGAAGAAGTTCCCGCAACTTATGCCAGTCTCGCACAAGTTGACATCGACAACAACTTCACAATTACAAGAATTCAAGACACCCGAGAGATCATTCACAGGGACTATGTGCCGGTTGCCGATTGGCTGACGACCCCGTTTGACCAGGATCTTATCAACCTGTATGAGCAAGTGTCAGATTATGACACTCTGTGGATGGCTCCCCCCTCTTGCCTGAAGCAAGAGTACGCAAATCTGGAAACTGACCTAATCACAGTGGAGAACTAATATGACGCAGTATAATCCCACTTTTAGTGTATCCGGATTTGAGCTTCGGAACTTCACAGACCCTTGGCTAACGCCCGAGCAAGCCACGGATGTTGCCCAAGTTGAAGATCGTGTCAATGCGCAACTGAATTTTCTGGCTCAGATGCTGGGCTGGAACGGTCCAAACTATTGGGGCAACTTGGCGACAACCCCCAGTCAAAAGCGACAGCTCTTGGGAGGAACTTTTGGTGTCTACAACAGCTATGTCATCCCAAAGATCTATGAGATCAGAAATTGGGACAATAAAATTGTAATTGATCGCCTTCAGTTTCTACAACCTGGCAGAGCCACTCAGATCGCACGAATTGTGCTGGGTGACGACGTCTATCAGCTCCAGTCGGTTGAGGTTGAAGGGGACAAGTACGTCGTCTCCATCGGAGAACTTTCTCAAACTTTTTTCGATCAAATTGCCGCTGGTGTTCCCCTCCAGGTTGACATCCCGAGCTATCGCCCGGCTCCGTTCACCCGCACAAAAGTGGGTGCGTCAGGGGACTATTCATTTGTTTGCGGAGTGGTTGACGGGGCTCTCACCTTATATCCTGCCTATGACACCAGCAAGCAGTTCCCTGTAAAGTTCCCAATCCTCTTTGCGGGTTCGGTCTATTATTTCAACCAACCCATCTATCTTTCCGAGAGCGCAAACCTCACTCCGACAGTATCTCCTTCCTATGACTCCACACTAAACCTGTGGTATTTCCAGGTCCCGGAAAGTTTGACGAACCCTGCGGGTTTGACGGCGTATCTGGCTTGGGCAAACTCAAATTCTGTCGAAGCAGATAACTATTCCCTTCAGGTGACCCTTCAGCCCTGGGCTGATCCATCTGACTGGAACTCCATCTCCACTTTGAATAACTTCCGTGGAGTCTGGGGGAACAAGGGTGGAGACTTACCGTTCAACTTTGTTTTTGATGCCCTGAGCGTTCACGGTTTCAACGAGGCTGCCTCACTGTATTTGCCGAAGTTTGAAAAAAGCCTTGACTTCAATCAAATTGTAAATTTCATTTACTATCAAAAGACAGTGGTGTCGGATCTGGCACCCGGAGGCGCCAATCCCGGTGACCTTTGGTGGAATGAAACCACGGGAGCCCTGGCTGTCTGGCTTCCTGGGGATTCCGGATGTGGTTCCTGGGTTCAAATCGACTATCGACAGTCTCCTCGACAGTCTTTCACACCTACCCTCACTTTCCCCAACGTTGCGGATTTTCGGGCTGCTGCTGGCTCCATCGGAGTTGGCACTGTGGTCCGCATTGAAGATATTACGGGACTGGCAATTTCTGACAACGTGTTGGGAGTACAAGGCACACTCACTTCTCCCGGTTTCCTGATTCTCCACAGGGCAACCGGCTCCCCGTACTGGACGCCCGATGAGTTCAGCTATGTGAACGTGTCGGATTTTTCGGCAGATGCTGAGTTGCTCCCATACAAAGTCCCCGTAAGCATTTTCAATGCCACGGGCCTCGCGCCTTCCGGGACAACCTATTCGATACAAAATCTGAGCATTCAGATTATGGGGGACTATGACGTCCTCCTGATGAAGTACTATAACAATAAGAACTGGGAGATCTTCCCTGACTCCATCCTCAAGTACATCGCGTACTCCGCTCTCTTTGGGGGCCCTCTTCAAGGGCAAATGTGGTGGGACTTCGTCAACACAGATCCGAATGTTCGCTTTGCCGGTCTCTACTACTCGTCGCCCTCAGCCATTCTTGAGCTTGCCATTTCGTATCCTGGAAATGACCTGGATGACGGCGTTTACACCAACGTGCCTCTGGTTACCCTCTCTGGCACAGGCGGTCTTGCGGAAGCTGATGTGACAGTGGTGGGGAGTGAAGTGGTTTCCTTCTCCATCAACCCGCTTGGGACCGGTGATTTGTTCCAGCTCGGGGACTTGGTTGGACCCGACCCACTTGTTTATCCACAGCTTGTGGGAGCAGTGTTTGAGGTGACTCAGACCACTTCCGAAGCGTGGACCGCTCTCAACTTCTATGCGCAAAGCGGCCCCCCTGACCCGGTTCTCAACCTTGGTGTTGTCCTGTTTTACTGTAACGGTACCCTGGTAGAAGACGGTATCTCATATGTGACGGATGACTTCACATTTACCTACTTCCTGAACCCTTCGGAAGGCACCTACGAGGTGGAGTATAAACCAATCACTCTGAAGGGGAAAGCACAACTACCTACAATCACCATATCAGACAACCTGACAACCACCTACCGCGCCGATATCACGGACCTGGTGTTTAGCGGGATCACATACTACATGAGCCCCAATGTGTACGACTCGGAGACCCCCCTGCGTCTCTGGAAAGCACAGGATCTTCAAGTTGCCGAGACGGTGGGCCATCTGGCTGAGGACAACTACATCAATCCCCTCTTGGCCGACCTCAACAACGGCCCTGGGCCAGAAAACTGGGAGAAGTACTTCGTTCGTCTTCCACTTGACTATGGCAGGAATGGAGCTACTTGGCAAAAAGTCGCCTTGACTTGTCAAGACTTTGCTTACTGGGGTTCAAGCGTAGAGCCAGAGGCAATGCGTTGCCCGCCCGAGGATGATCTGCCCGCCATCTACGACGAGTTGTTCCTATACGATCAGCCAATCCCTGATTACACCTATGTGTATTCAGAGCCATACCTCTATTCCAACATTGCCTATTACAACTCTGTCGAGGTTGGCTCTTATCAAAACACGGGCATCTTCCCTGCCAGCGATGTTCAGTTTGACGAGTTTAGTGAGGCGGAACTGATTACCTACGACCCTTTACACAACCGTCGCGCCATCGTTTCGTCAGACGAGCTTCTGGCCGAGATCATCGAGGTTGAAAATCAGATTGACAAGTTGCTCTTCAGCGGTGAGACCTCAGCCGTTCGAGATTTGATCGCAAGGTTGTCCGACCTTCGGCACAAGTTCTATGGCGACTGGGTGGGCGAATACGTGAATATCAACCCTTGTATCACACTTACGGGGTTCTTCACCACAGACTTGTATGACGGCGGCATCGTTCCCGTGGATGCCCCTGTCTGGGACGCTTCGATTTACAAATTCCCGCCTACTTGCGAGAACGCGAAGGCTTCCTACAATGTGGATGCCAATCATTACAAGATTGGCTATGCCTATTTTGTTGCGGATGCTTCTACCGCTGAAGACGCTTTCTTTGACATTTCTCAAGAGGCTGCTTGGCGTTATCCCGTCACTCAACCCAAAACTCTGTACCTAACACCTCGCTAACGGGTAAAACCATAAAAACGGACCAAAGCTATGGCAACCCCACGCAAAAGGCGCCCCAATCCTCTCGCACCAATTCCCTCGGCGGAGCCCGTCAAGGACAACATCGAAGAGTTCATTGAGGAAGTAACTACAGACCTCTTTGAGAGGCTGGCGGAGGCTGAGAAAATTGAGGATAAACCCGAGCCCATCTTCCGGGAAGAGACCATCGTTCCGACTGATGATGTGGGCCCTCGGTTTGTTGAGGTAGAGAAACCCCCTGCCGTCACCCCAGCTCCCGCGCCCAAGTCCGCGACAGTGCCTCAACCGGTGCCGAAAAGGCATCCTCGAAACATCCCCAAATTCTCCCGTACTAAGTAACTATGCGTCCCCCAAAACTTCGTGCCACGCCGTTGGTTCAAAGTCTGGCAAATATGCAGCAGCAAACGGACCAGCTGCAGGGAATGGTTGGTCTACCGATGGGGACCCTGAGGGGAACTATCGTAGACGTGGATGACCCCAAGGATAGGGGGCGGGTCAAGGTCATTTTTGACGATATGAACCCGGATATTCCACAAGTTTCCGGGGCGGGTGACTGGTCAGAGAGGCGTATTGGTGAAGCCCCGGACGAGTCACACTGGATTGACACTTCTCCTGCGTTCAAAGGAAAGCAACCAAAAGGTTTGGTCGGAAAACGGGTCAACATTTCCGCCTCCAATGGGCAGTATCAGTATGCTGTTCTACAGGATGTGATGTTTGATCCGCAACTGTTGGCCAATGGTCAGAAGTTGGGTCGGCCAAACAACTCGTCAATGACTCGTTTGCCCATCTATCCCGCTGGGGAATTACCCCCTCCAGGAAAGGAAAATCACGGGTGTGTGGTGATCGAGGAGGATGGGCCAATGGACTCGGATTGGCTTTGCATCTGTTTGAAGCGCCAGGGCGAATACATCTGGGTTCGTCATGTGGACCTGGCTCATGGACATGCCGGGGAGAACGATGGTGAACAATGTCCGGATACGGGCGGAGACGCCGAAGAGCCGGTCAAAGAGCAGAGTGTTTGGGACTATGTGTTCCCCACTAGCAACGGGGAGATGAAAAAGTACTCCAAATACGGAACCTGCCCACGACCTAACCCCTACGGCAAAGAAGCCAAATGGTGGGATCCTCCAGCCTATAGTGGAGATCGCGAAGTGCCTAACGAGCCAGAGGAAGAGTACTGCGAAGAACCGGAGGTGCCTTGTGGCTAGTCCAACTAATTATGAACTGGAATACCCCGATCCCTGTGAGCAAGAACCGGGGTGCGGGGAGGGGGTTTGCCTTGATAAGGTGAAAGAGAACCCTCGCCGGCAACTTTTTTGCGAAGATGTAACCTTTGAAAAAGGCGTCTTTATTATTCCTCCCGCCATTAGTGTGGGGGGCTTGGTTTTCAAACCGACCAAAATTGAAGCTCTCAATGGCACGTTCACGGTCCTAGCAACAGTGTAATGGCAATTCGTCGCCCCAGTATCTCATCGCCCGAGTGGCTCTTTCAGGACTTTCTGTACCAAGGATCAGATTTGCTCGGAGGTCCGGAGCTTCGCTACTTACAAATCAAATGGGATGGAACCCCCTACACAAAGGTCTCTCAAAGTTTTGACTACAGCGATCCACCGTTTGTGGGTGCGGAGCAACGGGGCGGAAGTATCGTGGGCCAGATTGACTACGAGCTGAATGTCTCTGCGCGTTTGGTCACGATCTATGCCTGGAATGTCAACTGGAGGGATGAGTGGCCTTTGCGCCTCGGGGTGAATTACATAACCCAGTGTCTCTACCCCTTGGTCAAAGGCTATGTGATCCGCGTAGTGGGGGATGAAGTGTATAACCAAGCTGGCGAAGTAATTGAAGAGGCAAACAAAGAACCATATGCCTTCTGGGTCAGCGAGCGATACAACCCAATCACGAATCGCCCGAACAACTATTTGTACCAGTAAACCGGGTAAAACCAAATATCTTCTGGTTGCTGCATCATGGGTCTGCCCCAGATCAAGGAAATAACTGTACC